CTTTTAGTAGCGCCAGGACTTATCACAGAATGGCATGCAATGTAGAGGATGCAGGGTTTGAGATACGTGATCAAATTATGTGGGTGTACGGGTCGGGATTTCCTAAAGGTAAAACGCAATTAAAGCCAAGTCACGAACCAATAGTGATGGCAAGAAAAGGGGGGAAGAAACAAGAGCTAAGAATTGATGATTGTCGGGTTGGTAATGAGAAAATAGAAAATGGAAGGTTTAACAGAAAAGAGTCAGACCCTAAGAAAATAAAATTTGTAGATAAACCAACTGAAAAGAAAATAGTTCAAGGTCGATGGCCTGCAAATTTAATACATGATGGAACAAAAGACGTTTTAGATCTTTTTCCTGTTGATGATTTATATGGCTCTGTTGCTCGGCTTTTTTATTGTGCAAAGGCATCAAACAGCGATAGGGGAAAAGGAAATAATCACCCGACGGTAAAACCAATTGATTTAATGCGTTATTTAATTAGGCTTGTATGTCCTGTTGGAAGTGTTGTTTTAGATCCTTTCATGGGTAGCGGAACAACTGGCAAAGCAGCGTTAGAGGAAGGGATGGAGTTTATAGGAATTGAACAAAGCGCCGAGTATATGGATATATCAAAAAAAAGGCTTACTAATGTTGCATATCAAGCGGGGTTGTTTACATGAACCCATTCCAGAAAGGATTTATAGAGGGCATTATTCCACCAAAACCGATGACGGTTAGCGAATGGAGTGACGCTCATAGAAAATTAAGTTCTAAAGGTTCAAGCGAACCGGGGCCGTGGCGAACAAGTAGAACGCCTTACTTAGAAGAGCCAATGAATTGTTTGTCGGTGACGAATACCGATGTTCAAAGAGTTGTAATGATGTTTGGCGCGCAAACAGGGAAGACAGAAGCCGGAATTAATTTTTTGTTGTACACGATAGATCATTGTCCAGCTCCTCTACTTTGTGTAAATCCTTCAATAGATATGGCTAAGAGAATGAGCCGCCAAAGGTTAGAGCCTGCATTTGAAGAAACGCCATGTATTAAAGCAAAAGTAGAGCCTAGAAAATCAAGGGATGCAAGTAATTCTATGTTCGTTAAAGAATATCCAAACGGAATATTATTGTTAACAGGTAGTAATTCACCTACAGGGCTAAGGAGTGCCCCTTGTAGATACTTATTTATGGATGAAATAGATTCGTATCAAATGGATGTTGCTACTTCTGGGGGAGTTTCTGAAGGTGATCCGTGCGTACTTGCAGAGAAAAGAACAACAACATTTGCACGTAGAAAAATATTAATGACAAGTACCCCTACTGTTAAAGATTTCAGCCGGATTGAACAAGAATATACGCATTCGGATATGAGGAAATATTACGTTAAATGCCCCGCATGTGGTGGCATGATTTGGTTGAATTGGGCACAAATTAAGTGGGAAAACAAAAACCCTGAGACTACTAAATATGAATGTCAATTATGTAATGAAAGATTTGATGAAACACATAAAACAGCGATGTTAAGACAAGGCGAATGGAGAGCACAAAAGGAAATGAAGAGGAAAACAGCAGGGTTTCAATTGAGTTCTTTATATAGTCCCGCTGGGTGGCTGTCATGGGCAGAAATGACGGAAGAGTTTCTTAGAGCTAAGGATGATGCACCTTTGTTAAAGGCTTTTATAAATACCCGTCTTGCTGAAACCTTTGATGAGTCGTATCAATCAAAATTAAACGCCGAGGCATTGTTAGAAAAGTGTGAAAGTTATTTGCCGGGTCAATTGCCTAGCGAAGTAGTTGCATTAGTTCAGGGCGTGGACGTACAAGGCGGGGGAGGATCAGAACGGGAAAGAATTGAAGTTAGTACGTGGGGTTTAGCTGCCGATGAACACATGTATTTAATTCAGCATGACATCATTTTTGGAGATCCGAACCAAGGGAGTGTATGGGCTGGTTTAGATGTTTTATTAACTGCTGATTGGCCCCATCCAAGTGGAGCAAAGTTAAAAGTTAGTGCTTGTGCGATTGACTCAGGAGGTTTAGCAACTCAGTCTGTTTATCAGTATTGCCGAGAGCGTCAGGGGGTCGGAGTTATTGCAATTAAAGGTAGTTCACAATCTGGAAAACCTGCGATTGGTAAAGGTGCAAAAGTTGATATAAACAGCAGGGGAAGAGTATTAAAAAAAGGTCTTACGCTTTATGCCGTTGGTACTGACACTATTAAAGATGTGATTTATTCGCGTTTGAAACATAATGAAAAGATTCATTTTCACGCGCAAACAGGGGAGGATTATTTTAAGCAGTTAACAGGTGAACGCCGAGTATTAAAAGCAAACAGTAGAGGATTTAGAGCACCCGTATATATAAAAAAACCTAATCAAGCGGTTGAGGCGTTGGATTGCTGCGTATATGCCTACGCGGCCTATAGTTTTCTCTTAAAACGTCATCCTAAAGGTAAATTTTTCGATATTTACGCTAAAAAGCTCTTAAATCCAACTAATTCAAGTGACAAAAAGACGCTAAACTCTAAGCATGCTTCGTCTAAGCAGGCGAACTATGTTAATCAGTGGTGAAACCTAATGCCTATTCCAAGTTTATTTAGGGCGGGTGATACGGTGCGTTGGAGAGATCCGGCGGGGGTTAATTGGCTAAATGAGTCAGTAACTAACACCGATTACGCTTGTAAATATTATCTTCGGTGTAATGCTTCAGTTGCAAGTGAGACGATCACAGGAACAGATTATGGGCAGGGGTGGGAATTTGTAATACCAGCCGCAACATCTGGGGCCATGAACTCTGGTTTATGGTTTTTTCAGGCTATCGCAACTAAAAGCGGTGATGAGGTTACGTTATATGAGGGTCAATTTGAGATTAAGAAAAAGCTTAGTTATACGGGTACTCCCGGTAGTGATTTTGAGGGCAGGACTCAAGCGGAAATAGACTTAGAAGCTGTTAGCGCTGCTATTCGTTCAATCATTAGCGACAAGGCTAAAAGCTACACAATCGGAAACAGAACATTCACCCGTTTAGATCTTTCAGAGTTAAGGATGAGAGAAAGCCAATTAAAAGCTGAAGTGGTAAGAGAGCGTAAAGCCAACATGATTGCTAACGGTTTAGGCAATCCACATAACCTCTTTGTTCGTTTCTAGTCATGGCATTTTTAGGACTCCCACTTTCTGACGTTTTAAAGTCAACCCCTGAGCAAGAAGTTAAGCCACTACCTAAAAAAGGGCGGCGTATGTATGCAGGGGCGCAAACGTCTCGTTTAACTTCTAATTGGATTGCTGGTAATTCATCGGCTGACGCTGAGATAAAAGGAAGCCTTAAACAACTAAGGCAAAGATCACGCCAAGTTTGCAGAGATAACCCCTACGGAAGGCAAGCCATACGGTCGATTGTCTCAAATGTCGTCGGTCCAGTGGGCTTTAAAATTCAATCACAAATTAAACAGCAAAGAGGGAAAAAACTAGATCAAAAATTGAATGATGTTGTTGAAAATAAATTTAAGCGTTGGGGACGTGCGGATTCATGCGACGTAGCAGGGCGGCTTAGTTGGGTAGAGATGCAAAAATTAATTGTTAATTCTCTTGTTGTTGATGGAGAGGTATTTATAAGAATCATTCGGAAACCTTTCGGACGTTCATCTATACCGTTTTCATTGCAGGTGATGGAGGCAGATTTATTAGATACTGATTACACGGGCAAGAGTAGTAATGGAAATATTTACAGGATGGGGATAGAAATTGATGAGTTTAATAGGGCTGTTAATTATTGCTTTTTAACAAAACACCCTGGTGATACTTTATTTCCTGCGAGAACTGGAGAGAAAAGACATTTAATTATTCCCGCTGATGAAATTATTCATCTATTCCAACAAGAAAGACCGTCACAAAGTCGCGGCGTTCCAGCGATGGCAAGTTGCTTAAAAGCTTTACATGACTTAAACGGATTTCAGGAGGCTTCTATTATTAGAGCGCGGGCGGCGTCATGTATTCAGGCTTTTATTACCAGCCCAGAAGGGGAGCTAGACGAAGGGGGAGAAGTGTATGAGGGTGATCGAGTAAAAAACTTCCAGCCCGGACAATTTGCCTATCTTCAACCGGGTGAAACCGTCTCAGTCCCTGATTTTAACTCGCCTAATGGGGAGTTCCCCGAATTTATGGCTGCAATGTTGCGTAGTGTCGCGGCGGGTTGTGGTGTTAGTTATGAATCTGTAAGTAGAGACTTTAGTAAAACCAATTATTCTTCTAGCCGTCTTTCATTGTTAGAAGATCGTTCACAATATCGCTCAATTCAAAACTATTTAATAGATAACTTCCATACGAGAGTGTTTGAAGCGTGGTTAGAAATGGCCGTATTAAGTGGCAACTTGAACCTGCCTAATTATGAGAGTGACCCCGATAGATATAGACGTGTTCGCTTTGTCCCTAGAGGTTGGGAATGGGTAGACCCACAAAAAGAGATAGCAGCAAATAAGGAGGCAGTAAAAGCAGGGTTTAAAACTGTTGCAATGGTCGTCGCGGAGCAAGGTCATGATCTCTCTGATTTACTCCCACAAAGAGCCGATGAGGTAGAGCAAGCGAAGCAATTAAATTTAGTTTTTGATACTGATCTTTCGTTAGGTGTTACTACGTCAGCAAAGCAGACTATTATAGATGAAAATCAAAACGAAACTAATGGAAAAGAAACGTGATTTAGAAACTCTTGAATTAAGGGCTGAACCCAAATCAGTTAAATTCAAAATTGATGAAGAAACTCGTACAGTTGAATTTCCTTTTAGTAGTGAAAAGCCTGTAAATCGTGGACATCTTGGAGACGAAATATTAGACCATGAGTCAAGGTCAGTTGATCTGACAAGATTGTTAGATGCTGCCCCTTTACTTTTTAACCATGACAGGGACAAACCCATAGGGGTAGTAGAAGATGCATATTTAAAAAATAAGCGTGGTTATGTAAAAGTTCGTTTCTCTAATAATCCTTTCCCTAGTGAAGTCTTTAACGACGTGAAAAGTGGAATATTGCGCGGCGTTAGTGTTGGTTATTCTGTAAATAAAACTGAGGAAGAGTCAGACACAGCCTATAGGGTGGTTGGCTGGCAGCCGATGGAGGTATCAATTACCCCGTTAGCCGCTGACCCCTCGGTTGGCGTAGGAAGATCTAAAGAAGTAAAAGAAGAGAATAAAAAAGAAGTTACTATGTCTAATAAGCAAGAATCATCTAATATGCAAGCACAGCGTATTAATGACGACGTTGCAGCGGCTCCTGTCGCATCACAAACACAACAAACTCTACCTAAAGAGAAAATGACTGACACCCCCGATCTTAGTGTGGTGCGTTCAGAAGAGCGCAAGAAGGCTCAACAAGAAGAGCGTTCCAGAATCACAAACATCAGCGCATTAGGCGCACAACATGGTTGCGAAGATTTAGCAACATCATTAGTAGAAAGCGGTGCTTCAATTGACGAAGCAAGAGCCGCCGTATTAGAGCGCATCGGTGCAAAGCCTGTTGAAACTGTTTCACAGGTTGATATGACCCAAGAGAAAAATATTGATTACAAGCTAACAACTGGTATTCGTGCCGCTTTAACAGGTGATTGGTCATCTAAAGAGGCTGGTTATGTTCGCGAGCTTTCACAAGAGGTAGAGCGTTCAGGTATTAAAAAGACAACTGAAAGATCTTTCTTAGTTCCTTACACTGCTTTAACAAAAAGGGCAACTTACGTCACATCGGGAGCGACTACAGGCGGTAACCTTGTAGCGACTGATCTAATGGCTGATGACTTCATCGAAGCTTTGAGAAATTCAAGCGTCATGATGTCTTTAGGTGTTAAGGCACTTCCCGGTTTGGTTGGTGACGTTGCGATTCCTAGAAGATCAGGCGTAGCATCTACTTACTACTTATCAACTGAAACCACGGCTATAACTCAGTCCGAGAGTACATTTGATCAAGTGACTTTATCGCCCAAGTCGCTAGCCGCCCTTTCTAAATTTTCTAGACAGACTCTTCTACAGGCAACACCTGGAATCGAAGAGCTAATTAGAACAGACCTCACTGATGGTTTAAATACTGCTGTTGATCTTGGCATCCTTAACGGTTCTGGTTCATCAGGTCAACCAACAGGAATCCTAAATACAAGTGGAATCGGTTCTGTTGCTATCGGCACAAACGGCGGTGCAATCACAATTGAAACTCTTGTTGATCTTGAAGAGCAAGTCTTGATCGATAACGGCAACGTTTCAGATTCAATGGCTTATGTAACTAATGCGAAAGTATTAGCTGAGCTTAAGAAACTTCGTGCGGGTGGTTCTGCCTCTGGTGACGGTTCATTCTTGTTCAACACAGACATAAGCGGCATTGGACGCGGCCCAACTCCGGGTGCTGTTAATGGTTATCCTTTAGCTGTTACAAACCAAGTACCTAGCAACTTAACTAAGGGTTCTAGCTCTAGCGTTTGTTCCGCTGTTCTAATAGGTGACTTTAGCCAGTGTACGGTTGGTTTCTACGGTGCGGGCCTTGAGATAACTGTAGGGGAAGACTCCGATGACTTCAGCAAGGCTCTTACATCTGTTCGTGGAATCATTTCCTACGACGTAGCAGTTAGACACGCTGAAAGCTTCGCGGCTTGCCTAGACGTAACTACTTAATAACTTCTTTAACTGGGGGGTCTAAATGGCCCCCTTCTTTTTTTATAACAATGAAAATCTTTACTACTCGCGGTGTGATTGCTAGCGGTCAAGCTTTAGAAGCTAATTCCGTTTATGACGTTAGTGACAAAGATGCTTCTACATTGATTGCAATGGGAAAGGCAAGAGAAGCAACAGCAGAGGATGAAGCTCCACCAGTAGCAGAAACACCAAAACCAAAGGCTAAAAAAGTAAAGCCAATTTTAGACGAAGTAAATGGCACTGAGTGACGACTTAACAGGATTTTTTAGCGACTTTGCTGTTAGTGCTACAGCAGGAGACGTAACAGGCGATGTGATCCTTAATCAACCCTCGTCAATTGCATTTGATGGGCAAGTGATATTTACAGATTTTGTTGCAGTTGCAAAAGTTTCTGATTTTGGTTCTTTAGTTGCTGGTGATGCTATCGCTGTTAATTCTGTTAATTATGTTGTGAGAGATAATCAAGCGGATTTGGATAATCTTACTTGTGAAATTTCATTATCTAAAGTCTGATGACAACGATTAGAGAAAACATATTAGATCAAATTAAAACAGCCTTAACAGGTACAACGGGCGTTTCTGATCGCATTTTTAGAGAACGCGTCACGCCTTTAACAAATAGGTCACAACTTCCAGCTCTAGTCATTGAGCCTCTAAGTGATAACGCTAGTCACGCCTCAACGCTTCCTAAGATTGAATGGACGCTACAAGTCAGAATCGTTTGTTTAGTCAATGGCAGTGCCAGCAGTACACCCTATGAAGCCGCTGACCCAACAATTGAATCACTGCATTCCAATTTAACTTCAGATTTAACGCTTAATGGGAACGCTATTGATATACAAATTCAGAGTGTAGATTTTGAGCTTATTGATGCTGACCAAGCATTAGGCGCGATTAGTTCAACGTATGAAATCAGATATAGAACAAGTCAAACAGATCTTTCTGCATAATTAATATGTAGACGTAGCAAATAGTATTAATATAGAAGCAACATTAATTTGAGCGTTTGAGGTTTTAACAAATGGCATTGCTGAGTAGATCACGCTTATTAGCCGTGAAAATAGAAAGCACCTATAACACTTCATCCAACCCAGCCGGAACAGACGCGGTTTTATGTCGTTCTATTGATGTAACCCCGATTGAATCGGAAACTATTTCTAGAGATTTAATTAGAAGTTATTTAGGAAACTCTGACCAATTATTAGCGAATACAAGGGTCGCTATTACCGCAGAAATTGAATATGCCGGATCTGGTACCGCTGCGACTGCTTCAAAAATTGACGCGCTTTTAAGAAGTTGCGGTATGAATGTTCAGGCTTTAGGAAGTGCGGTTACTGGTAGCAGTCAGGCAGGAAGTGCAAACAGTATTACTCTTGCAGCATCAGGACCAAGCAGTACGGACGGATATTATGTAGGTCACAGAATTGAAATTACATCAGGTACAGGTAACGGACATTCTGGATTAATTACCGCGTATAACGGCACAACAAAAGTTGCAACAGTTGTAGCAAGTACAGCTACATTCGTACCCGGTTCATCATCAGGCTATTCAATCTCAGCAGGTAACAAATACGCCCCTGTAAGTTCGTCTTTTGAGAGTTGTACTATTAAGTTTAATAACTCTGGTGTCCAACATTTATGTACAGGCTGTCGAGGAAATTTTTCGATTTCCCTTTCCACTGATTCGATTCCGACAATTACATTTTCCATGACGGGGACTTATAACAGCCCTACTGATACAGCCTTAAGCGGAACATATACCAACCAGACAACACCCGTACTCTTTAAGCAAGGAAATACAACAGCGTCAGCAGTTCTTGATTACACATCAGCCGCGATTCAGTCCCTTAGCGTTGATATGAATAATGACATCACATCAAGGGAATTAGTAGGAGCTGATAAGAGTGTGATCCTTACAAACCGTGCCCCCGCAGGTGAGATTGTGATAGAAGCCCCAACTATTGCAAGTAAAGATTATTTCACCATTGCAAACGACAACACAACGGGGGTTGTTTCTTGTCTTCACGGCACAACAGCAGGCAACAGAATCGGTTTAGTAATGCCTATCTGTGACATTGGAAACCCAACTTATTCAGACAGCGACGGTATCCAAATGTTAAATCTACCCTTTGTTCCTACACCCGGCTCAACTGGTAATGATGAGGTTCAAATAGTAACGATGTAAACTTGCGAATTAAATAAAGTTGCTTAGTCTAAGTATGGCTATTGTTTTCGTATGTCATTTGTTTTAAAAAGTTCCAGTTCTTATAGTTGGCCCGTTACATTTTACCAACCTGAAAACGGCACAAGGAAAGAGCAATCTTTCGATGCTCAGTTTAAACAGCTCCCACAAACGCGAATTAATGAGATTCAAGTCTTAGTACAAAAGCGCGTAAAGTCAATCCAAGAGGGGGAAGAGGACACTAGCGGTATCACTGACCAATCAATTGCTAATGAGGTATTAGTAGGTTGGGAAGGTATAGAAGACGGAGAAGGCGCACCCGTTCCATTCTCTAACAAGACTAAAAAGCAAATCCTAGATATTCCAATGCTTGCCAGTGCGATTATTGAATCTTATTTTGATTCGTTAGTTGAGGCAAAAGCAAAAAACTAACTGAGGCGGCTGAATATTGGTGCAACGGTCCACCGTCAAAAGATGGATTAGCCGAGGATGCCGCCGCCTTTGGTTTGACGTTGCCTGATGAAATGACACAATCAGATGATTTTGAGATTATCCCGCAAGCTTTAGAAGCAATAACTTTCTTTTTAAAAATCCAAACGCAATGGCGAACTGATCAAGGTGTTTTACTTGGTCTTGATTACAACGTGCTATTTAAGCTTATGGATATTGAAAAAGTTGAAAATCCTTTAGAGATTTTGTCGGACGTTCAGCTAATAGAGGCTAAAGTAATAGAAATACTTAGTGAGCGTAGTAAATAGAAATGGCTCTTGATATGACCACAGCCTTAACGATTAAGGCAAACGTAAAGGGGGAAGAAGAACTTAGAGGATTGCAGAAAGGTCTAAATCAGTTATCAGGTCAATCAAAGAAAACAGCAGGCGCAATGGATCGCCTAAAGAATGCTTCTAAAGGTGCGCTAGGTGCATTAAGAACGCTTTTACCTGTTTTAGGTGTGGCGGCGTTTGCAAAAATGGGTAATGACGTATTACAGCTAGGCGACCAATTAGAAAAAATGTCGCGTTCTACGGGGCTTACTGTTCCTTTATTAGACAAGTTAAGACAATCGGCGGCATTAGCGGGAACAGATTTTAAGGCATTACAAAGAGCGTTCCCAACTCTTGCCAAAAACATGCAAGATGCAAGCGACGGAATAGGAACAGCTAAAGAGGCTTTTGATCGTCTTGGATTCTCTGTTACTGATAATCAAGGAAATTTAAAAGATTTAGATACAGCCTTTTTAGAATTAACAGACAAATTTGCAGGGATGGAAGACGGCACAATGAAGGCGGCGAACGCTGCTGAAATCTTTGGTACTGGATTAGGTCGAAAATTAATACCTTTGTTAAATCAAGGATCAGATGCAATAAATGGATTAAGTACAGGCTTTACACAATTAAGCGCGGAAAGAATGGCGGCGTTTAATGACTCAATGGCGCAGCTAGGGGAGAAATTTAGGATCGTTGCGATACAAGTAATGGAAGCCTTATTACCAGCTCTTCAGACTTTGGTGCATTTATTAGATGGGTTGGCAAAAATCTTTAATGCAATCCCCGGACCGATTAAACAATTAGCTATAACTTTTGGAGTCTTAACTCTTGCGGTTAAAGCTTTAGGTTTTGCGGCTGTTTTTACTCAAGGTGCTTTAAAAGGTATAGCGGCAACAAAATTACCCGCATTGTTAGGCGGTTGGGTTGGTTCAATGGGACCGGTTCTCGCTGGCTTTACTGCAATCGTCGCAAAAATAAAGGCGGTTGGTTTAATTGTCGCGGCTGTATTTACTGGCCCTTCAGCTCCTTTTATCCTTGGTGCGGTTGCGGTTGGTGGTTTAATTGCTGCATTGTTGAAATTTGAAGGGTTTAGAGAGGTTTTTGTAAATATTGGGAAAGGAGTTGCAGCCCTAACAAAAACGATAGGTAGCGCAGTGGGTAATTTTATAGAAAAAGCTTTTCAAGGGATTGGAGAGGTAACGGGTAAATTCGTACAGGTATTTAAAACAAAATGGTCTCAAGTCAAAGATATAATTATTGCGCCATTTAAAGCAGCGGTTGAATTTATACCAAAGCAAATTAGAAGACTTATTGATTCAGTAACTAACGCTATTAGAAGTTGGTGGAATAATATCATGAGAATTATTGGTAGAGGTCGAAGAGCTGTAAGCGGTGGAGGTAGTTCAGATACAAGTTCTAGAGGAAGTGTAAGGGGTTATTCAGAGGGTGGATATGTTCAAGGGCCACAATTAGCAGTCGTAGGAGAGGGGAAAAGCTCTGAATATATTGTCCCTAGTCACAAGATGGGCGGTTTCATTAATAACTATCTTTCGGGTTTAAGAGGCGGGGCAGCTATTCCACGTTTTGCTGAGGGTGGTTTTGTTTCTGGAGGTAGCCCGAATATCAACATCAAAACAGGTCCAGTAATGCAGATGTCTAATGGTCAACAATATGTGACTGTTAATGATCTTCAATCTGCTTTGTCTAGTTTCTCCGCTTCTGTCTTTAGTAA